CTGCGGTGGTGGAGGCGGGGGCGGCGCCGGGCGGCGTCGCGTAGAAGGGGATGCCGGCGGCGAGCTCGGGCCAGGACAGCGGCAGCGTCTCCGGCAGCCCGAAGCGGTTCTTCGCCAGGAAGGCAGGTCGCTCGGCGGTGTGCAGCAGGCGGTCGCCGCCGCTTACGCCACGCACCACCTTCTTGTTGAAGCCGACATCCGACTTCAGCGTGGTGACGCGGTAGTTCGCGAAGAGCACGGCATCGACATGCTCCTGCACGAGCGCGGATGCCCGCGCGTGGAGCTTCGGCTGGTAGCGATCGTAAGGTTCGGTTTCGGGGCTGTCGAAGCGCCGGATCTCGGCATGCGCCAGGAAGATCACCGCCATGCCGCGCTCGTCGCGCAGCGCGTTCACGCCATCGAGGAAGCTGCGCCAGGTGTCGAGCGCAGCGAGGTAGCCCTTGCCATAGCCGAAGGTCTCGATGTTTGGCTGGTTGTGCAGCGCCGCCGTGTGCTGCCAGATCAGCGGTTCCAGCCAGTCGAGGCTGTCAACGACGACGGTCTGGAAGTCGTGCGCCTCGGAGTAGAGGCTGCCGAGCGCCTCCAAGACCGCATCGAAACTGCGCAGCAGCCCGAAGGTCGCAGCATCGATGGTGCCGAGTCCGTCTTCGGTCTGCAGGAAGACCGGGTTCGGCGCGCTGGCGGCGAGCTTGGTTTTCCCGACGCCGGCGACGCCGTAGATCAGCAGCCGCGGCGGACGCGTCTCACCGCCGCGCCGGAGCGATGCCAGGGAGATCGCCATATCACGCGGCGTCCTTCGGTTCGAGGGTGTAGGAGGGGCGTCCGGTGCCGACGGTGCGGGCCGGTTCGAACACCGCGCGAATGCGCGGCGGCCACGCAGTGAAGCGGCTTTCTGGAACGCGGACCTCGATGGTGACGTAGTCGGCAGGGTCCTCCCCCCAGCCGCGGATCGTGGCGATCGCCTCCATCAGTTTGGCCTGGTCCCACTCCACGCGCTTCGGCAGATCGGCGATGATCTCGAAGCCGTCATCCTCCAGGCGGACGCGGCCGGTGTTTTTGCCCTCGGCGCGACGGGCCGCGGCAGCCGCTTCGCCGTAGCGGGCATGCAGCGCGTCGTGCAGCAGGTCGGAGAGACGCTTCGCGTCGGTGCGAAGCTCCGCGACCTCTTCCAGCAGCATTGAGAGGTGGTCGATCGGGAGGGTCGCTGCCTCCTGCACGTCCATCTCACGCAGCTGCGCCAGAGTCGTTCGGTTCATCATAATGTCCCTGTGCTTGGCCCGGTGGACGGGATCGGCAGCGCGCCCGGGCGTGCGCAGCCGATGCTCTGCTTGGCCGCCGTCAGGTCGGACCGAGCAGGATCTCGAAGACCCAGAGGAAGGCGATGCCTTCGTGTAGCAGCGTGCAGCGCGCGCAGCACGGTCATGTGTTTCCTTCGATCGTCAGCAAGAGCAGGGCGATAGCGTCCGCCTCGTTGTCGTCAGCGGGTGTGAAGCCGCGAGCGCGCATGGCGGCGATCATCGCGGCCTTGTCCGTATTCCCCTTGCCGGTGGCGAAGCGCTTGATCGTGCCGACCGGGACGCCCTGGTAGGGGACGCCTGCGTCCTCGCACCAGGCGGTGAGATGGGCGAGGAAGCCGCCATAGACGTGGGCGGCGGTGGTGCCGGCGTGGCGCCGGACCTCCTCGAAGACGATGCTGTCGAACGGCCCGGCGCTGGAAGCCATGCTGTCGAGCCAGCGGCGGAAGCGCAACCACCCCATGCCGCCGCCCTCAAAGCGCCCTGGACGGAAAGTCGCCGTGCCGGAGGTGATGGTGCCGTCTCGCAGTCGCACCGCCCAGCCAAGGGTGCTGCCGAGATCAAGCGCGAGGACGATGCTACGCACGGCGGCGTTGTCTCTTCGCTAAATCTGCAAGCCGGTCCAGCGTGATGCCGTCGTAGCGACGGCGCTGCGCCGCTTGCACGACCGCCAGCCAGCGCAACGGCGGGATGCCGCGCAAGCGCCACGCTCGCACGGTGATCGGAGAGACCTTGACGTCTTGCGCCATGGCCTCCGGCGATGGCCATTTTTCGATGATTGACTTCCAATCGGGCATGTGGCTACCTTTATCCGCAGAGTGGGACGGTTGTCCATTCACTTTTTGACGCCGGGCGGCTATCCTACCGAATGCCGGCGGTGCAAAATACGAACACCACCGGGGTTCAGCAACAGGAGAATGCATCATGGAACTGACGATCAAGCTGCACGCCCCGGCGACAACGCTGCCTCCGCTCAACACGCCGATCCTGGCGGTGATCGAGACCTGCGTCGATCGCGGACGCGGCTTTCGGCGCGAATACGACTGGCGCGTCCTCCGCATCATCTGCGAGGATGTGGACGGTGACGAGGACGAGGGAGCGATCATCTGGGAAGAGTTGGAGCGCGGAGAGATTTCCTGGGAGGATGCGCAACTCCGCCTGGAATCCGGCATCGAGGAGATCGACGACTTCTACTCCGACTCCATTGCCTGGTGGGCGGAGTTGCCGTCCATCCCCTCACCGGCGACACAAGGTGAGGATTAGCAGCATGACCCGGCACGTAAAAAACCCCGCCGGGGCCAGGGGACTCCCCCCAGCCCCGGCGGGGCTCGGCAGTGCGACGTCCGGGCGCGCTACATCGCGCGCTGCAGCGCCGGTAGCGGCAGGTCGGCGATCTCACACGCGAGGGCGGATTTCTGGCGCTCGATTGATGAGGACAAGCCTCCGGCGCCGGATGGTTCCGACGCCACCTATCGCGCGCTGGTCGAGATGTGCGACGGCGCGGATGACGAGCCTGCCGACCTCGCGGGCGACAACGAGGCGCCGGTGCTGGCGGAGCGATATGCGGCAGTGACGGCGCAGCTCTCGGCGCTCGAGAAGGAGCGCGCCGAATTGCGCAACCGGCTCTTGGAGAAGCTCGGCGGCCACCGCTACGGCTACGCGGGCGAGTGGCGCATCGCCGCTGCCTATTCGCCGGGGCGTCCTGAGCGGCGCATCACGCCTGACATGGTGGGCCAAATGCTGCCCGGACGCGCGGCGAGTGTTCGCTTGATCGTGACGCAACAGGAGATGCAGGAATGAGCATGACCATTTCCGACCGCGCGCGCGAGTTTGCCGCGCTAGTGCATGCCGGGCGCGACCGGCTGGCGGCCGCGCTGCCATCGCACATCCCCGTCGAGCGGTTCGAGCGGGTGGTGCTGACCGCCGTGCAGGCCAACCCGTCGCTGCTGAACCTCAATCGGCAAAGCCTGTTCATGGCGTGCTTGCGCGCCGCGCAGGACGGGCTTCTTCCCGATGGCCGTCAAGGTGCGATCGTGGGTTTCCGCGACCAGGCGCAATGGATGCCGATGGTCGGCGGGTTGATGGTGCTGGCCCGCAACTCTGGGCAGATCAAGTCTTTGATCGCGCAGGTGGTGCATGAGCGGGATCGCTTCGTGTGGCGTCCGGCCGACACAGAACGGCCGATTGAGCATGAGGTGCCGTCGCTGAGCGAGGACCGCGGCCGCCCCATCGGGGCCTATGCGATTGCCAGCCTAGTGTCTGGTGAGGTGATCGCCGAGGTCATGTCGCGCGCGGAGATTGAGCAGGTGCGCGCGGCGTCGCGGTCGAAGGATGGCCCCGCCTGGTCGCAGTGGTGGGGCGAGATGGCCCGGAAGTCGGTGCTGCGCCGATTGATCAAGCGTCTGCCGCTTTCGACCGACAGGCCTGGTGCAGGCGCCGATGGCCGCACTGCGCGGGACGAAGCGACGGATCGGCTGGTCTCCGCCATCGAGCGAGTGGACGAGGACGTGGTGCTGGATGGCACGGCCACCGAAGAGCCGTCCGAAGCGCCGCGCAGCCGTCTGGATGCGCTGGAAGCGGCCATCGCGGAGGAAGCGGCGTCCTCTCCGTCGGAAGGGGATGATGCGGAGAGCGCGGCGCGTGTATGGGCGCGCAAGGTGATCGCGGACTTTGAGGCGGCGCCGGATCGCGGCGCTGTGCTACGGATCGTGGATGCTACCAGGCAGGCGCGTGCGAAGCTGCTGCGACAGCATCCGGAGTTGCATGCCGAGGTGGAGGCGGCGCGGCTTGCGGCGTTTGCCAGGACGGAGGACGCGGCAAGAGCGCGCGGAAACACATCGCGCGCTCTTGGACGCGCGTTTGGCCGCCGCGTATCTCGCTCAGCGCATCACAGCGTGCTGCAAGCGATCCTTGCTTCCGCGACATGGTGCTGCTCGCGGCTGAACGCGCGATGGCGTTGGCGGTGGCCGAGGCATGATGATCGGGTCCGTCTGCTCCGGCATCGGCGCGCCGGAGTGCGCTTGGCACCCGCTTGGCTGGCGAAATGCTTTCCTGTCAGAAATCGCGCCATTCCCCCGCGCGGTGCTGGAGCATAGGTTCCCAGGGGTTCCGATCCATGGCGACTTCACCACCATCAAGACCGGACAGTATCTACCAATTGACCTTCTGGTCGGAGGAACCCCATGCCAGTCGTTCAGCGTCGCGGGATTGCGCAGAGGGTTGGCTGACGAGCGCGGCAACTTGGCCCTTGCGTTTCTGCGATTGGCTTATCGCCTTCGCCCCCGCTGGATCGTCTGGGAGAATGTCCCAGGAGTTTTGTCGAGCAACGGAGGACGGGATTTTGGTGCCTTCCTCGGGGGCTTGGTCCAATGCGGGTATGGGTTCGCCTACCGAGTGCTGGACGCTCAGTATTTCGGAGTGCCCCAGCGTCGTCGTCGTGTCTTCGTTGTCGGATATCTTGGAGACTGGCGACCTGCCGCAGCGGTTCTTTTTGAGCGCGCGAGCCTGCGCGGGAATCCTGCGCCGCGCCGAAAAGCGAGGGAAGTCGCTCCCACCATCCCTTGCCGAAGCACTGCGGGCGGCGGCCTCGGGACAGACTTTGACTGCGACGGGGGACTGATCGCATACGGCGGAAACAACACATCTGGCCCTATTGATGTCGCCGCCGCGCTAAACGCCTGCGGAACGGCGTCTGGTCGCCATGACTTTGCTACTGAGACATTCATCGCCCACACCCTGCGCTGCGAAGGGTTCGACGCAAGCGAGGATGGCACGGGACGCGGGACGCCGCTCATTCCCGCAGCAGTTGCGTTCGATCTGCGCGGTCGAGAAGGAGGTTCCATGCCGGAAGGGCCGCATGACACTGCGAACATCCGAGCGGCGTCCGGCGGATCAAGCCGGTCTTACCTTGCCTTGCGTAAAGCCGTGCGCAGGCTAACCCCCCGCGAGTGCGAACGGCTGCAAGGTTTCCCAGATGATTGGACGCTGGTCCCCTATCGCGGGAAGCCTGCTGCCGATGGACCGCGTTACAAGGCGCTAGGGAACAGCATGGCCGTTCCTGTCATGCGATGGATCGGGGAGCGAATTGCGACTTGCGAACACGCGATGGCGTCGCGGCCGCTTGGCGATGAAGCAGTGAGGAGCGCGGCCATTACGCCGCGCGTGAATGGAGGGAACCATGAGTGAGGCGATTGACGACGTTGCGGAGTGGCGTATTACGCGAGACATCCGCAACTGCCACGAGCGTGGATCGCCGCAGTATTGGCGCGCCATGCACGGCCGCGTCATGCGCGACCGGAACGGCATCCGCTTGACCGCGTGGTATGACGACGGCGACTGGATCACCGTCATCTTCACAGGCGGCAGACTCGAGCGCTGGCACCGCCTGAGCGCCGCGGCCCTTGACCTGGCGCCTGAAGAACCGGCGATCACACTTCCCACAATCCTCCCGTCGCAAGGAATCGGCGCATGACCATGCACCCTGACCCCTACCATCCTGCCCGTGCCTTCAACGATCCGGAGCTGTTCATTCCGCCGCAGCCGCTTACTGTGGCGTCGCCCAAGCCG